TTGTTGCGTCAGATACAGATTCAATTTATTTAACTTTAGATAAACTTGTTGAAAAATTTTGTCAAGGTAAAACAAAAGAACAAATTATAAACTTTATTGATAAAGTTGTTGATGGTAAGATTGAACCATTTATTGAAAAATGTTTTGAAGAAGTTGCTGAATATACAAATGCGTTTCAACAAAAGATGGTAATGAAACGAGAAGTTATCGCAGACAAAGGTATCTGGACTGCCAAAAAAAGATATATCTTAAATGTGTTAGACGAAGAAGGTATAAGATTAGAAAATCCTAAATTAAAGATTATGGGTATTGAGGCAGTGAGATCATCAACACCTGAAGTTTGTAGAGGTAAGATTAAAGAGTGTATTAATAAAATAATGACAGATGAAGAATCAGATGTACAAAAATTTATTGCTGATTTTAAAAAAGATTTCTTTACTATGAAAGCAGAACAAATATCTTTTCCTAGAAGTTGTAATAATATCAAAAAGTATTTTCACGCAAGTAACATCTTTATCAAAGGTACACCAATACACGTAAAAGGTGCTTTGATTTACAATCATCAATTAAAAGAAAAGAATTTACATCACAAGTATCCATATATAAATGATGGTGATAAGATTAAGTTTATAAAACTATTAGAAGCAAATCCATTTAAGTTTGATGTGATAAGTTATATTACTAAACTACCTAAAGAATTTAAACTACAAGAATATATTGATTACGAAACACAATTTGAAAAAACATTTTTAGATCCTATGAGATTTATATTACAGGCGATTGGTTGGGAACACGAACCAAAGGCTAGTTTAGAGGCATTTTTCGGATGATAACTTCATTATTACTTTTATATTTTACAATCTTTGTATTCTTTCAATGGGGTCAAAGAATTGCTATGACAAGAATTGATACAAAGGTATTTTTAATTATTATATTATTGATATGGACATTAGTAAAAAGTACAACGTAATATACGCTGACCCACCTTGGACATTTAAAACTTTTAGTGATAAAGGTAAAGATAGAAGTCCAGAAAATCATTATAATGTAATGAGTTTAAAAGATATATGTAATCTACCTGTTAATAAAATAGCAAATGACAATTCAGTTTTATTAATGTGGGTTGTTGATCCTTTATTAGACAAAGCGTTTGAAGTTATTAATGCGTGGGGTTTTAAATATAAGACAGTTGGATTTACTTGGGCAAAAACAAATAAAAAGAGTATGGGTTTCTTTACAGGTTTAGGATATTGGACAAGAGGTAATCCTGAAATGTGTTTATTGGCAACAAAGGGTAAACCAAAACGAATTAGTAAATCAGTACCTCAATTAGTTGTAGAACAACGTAGAGAACATAGTAGAAAACCTGACATAATGTACAATCATATAGAGAACTTATTGGAAGGTCCTTATATTGAACTATTTGCCAGAACAAAAAGAACTGGTTGGGATAGTTGGGGCAATCAAACAGATAAATTTAAATGACCTTGACATTAGCGATATTATATGTTATATTATGTTATATACCAATATTAATTTTACTCGGGTTTTGGAATAATGAACATTGATTTATATAACGAATTAAAAAATTTCGCTGATAAAGATAAACTTCCTATTGTAGATTCAATACAATTTAAAAGACTTACGGACACTTATACAAAAGAAGTTTTTAGAGAAACATTATCTGAATATATCTCAAAAGAAAAACCTAAATTTCCTTTAAGACATATATCTTATGAAAAAATGAGAGAATCATTTTTTGATTTACAAAAGTTTGATACATCTAAAATATTAACACCACAAGAACAAAATGAATCACCTGTATTTGAGAAGTATGATGATTACAAATATTCTTATGACAAATATGGTTTAGGATTAATAGAAGGTTCAGCACAATTTAATGATATTTCAAACTATTTTCATCAGGACATCAGATTAGATTGTGGTACTTGGCAATTTAAATCTCCTAGACAAACTTGGGAACAAGGCACACCAAAACAAATATGGTCTACTTTAGGAGGTTTATGGAGAGGAGTGAATAGTACAAAAGACTTATCACCGAATAGTTATGTAGAAGTTATTAGACTTGGAACTTATATCGCAACTCAATTTAAACCTGTGGTCGCAAAAGCAATTTATGATATGATAGACGCAGAAACAGTTTTAGATACTAGTTGTGGTTGGGGTGATCGACTTGCTGGTTTTTATACATCAAACGCAAAATTTTATGTTGGGTGTGATCCTAATCCAAACACCTTTGAAAGATACAAAAAACAAGTTATTGAATATGAAAAATTATTAGGTAATGAAAATCCTAAAATCGTAGAACACAAAAACTATTTTTATTGTTTAGGTAAAAAACACGTTTCTATTTTTAGAATGGGAGCTGAACATTTAAATCAAATACAATTACATTTACCTCACAGACCACATTTTGATATAGCATTTACAAGTCCTCCGTATTTTAGTACAGAAAAATATAATGCTGGCGGTGAACACGAAGAAGATCAAAGTTGGTCAAAGTTTAATACTTATGATGATTGGAGAGATTTATTTTATTTACCTGTATCAGAAAAGTGTATTACATATAGTAAATATACTTTTATAAACATTATGGATCCTAAAATAGGAAATAAAAGATATCGTTCTGGTGATGAACTAGTTGATAAATTTAAAGATAAATTTTTAGGTCAAATAGGTATGAAGATTAGACAACGACCTAAATCAGATAAGTTATTTGAAAGTGAAGAAGAAAAAAGAAAATTTGAAACTTCAACATTTATAGAAAATGTTTGGTGTTTTGGTCCTAAAGATTTAGATTTTTTTAGACACAGTAGAAAAGCAACATTAGAAAGTTTTTTTGAATAATAAATATGACTATGCCTATTTCAAAAGAATCATATAAAGATTTAAAAGAGTATTGGGATTATCAACGTAAAGTACAATATAATAAAGAAGTTGTACATAATATGACTGACCAATTTGAAAATAGAGTATATAATGATTTTGGTCCTATTAGTTTAGATGAAATGAAAGATTTATTATGGACAAGAGTTAAAGCTGAAGACTATGAAGAACCAAGAAAAGGTTGGGTACCTGAAGATGAAAAATTAAGATTTGAGTGGGAAGGACCAGCGTGTATGCCTAAATTACAAATTAAAGGTCCTAAAGGTAGACCTGTAGTTTTAAGAGCAAAAAAAGGTTGGGACGAAGTATTTGATGATGACAAGTTGGATTCAAACTAAAAAACAATTTTCAGACTATGGTTTAGGTTTTTTTGATGTACCTGATTATGTAATGAATTATATCAAAAGCGTGTCAACTGAGCAAATGATACCTTTTAATAAAGATTTAGCTGGACATATAAAAAGAGAGTATGCTTTTCAAAATGTACCTCAAAATGTTAAAAATTATTTTTGTAAATGTTCTGTAGAAGGTAATTTATCAAATATTATAAAAGATATAAATGTTTTAACAAGTGATGTACCAATTGTATTAGATAAGTTATGGATTAATTATCAAAAAAAATATGAATATAATCCCTTTCATAAACATTCTGGTTTTATGTCTTTTGTTTTATTTGTACAAATACCTTATAATTTAAGTGATGAAGAAAATGTTTTTTCAAAAATAAATGAAAGAAATACAAATAATACAACTTCAAAGTTAACATTTTTCAATATAGGTAAATTAGGAGAACCTGTGTTTTCACCAGTAAATGTAGATAAAAGTTTTGAAGGTAAAATGATTATGTTCTCAGCAAAACAATTTCACGGTGTTTATCCTTTTTATACAAGTGATAATTATAGAATAACGGTTTCAGGTAATTTAAAATTTAAAACTTATGGAAATAATGATATATAGTAATGGCAAAGTTATAAAAAGAGAAACATTTAAGCCAAAGGAACTTGACAAAGTAAAAGATTTCTGTTATAATAATAACATTAAATGGTACATATTGAAATACACTGATAAGGAGATAATGGAATATGAGCAATTTTCTAAAAGACATAATTAAAGAAACAGGTAATGAATATGCCTCACTAGTAAGTGAAGGGGTTGATTCAGCAGACGTAACAAGTTTTATTGATACAGGCTCGTATTCATTTAACGCTTTATTATCTGGTAGTATCTATGGTGGTATGCCAGGAAATAAAATTACAGCAATCGCAGGCGAGGCTGCCACAGGTAAAACTTTTTTTGCGTTAGGTATTTGTAAACATTTTTTAGATACAGATAAAGACGCAGGTGTAATTTACTTTGAATCAGAAAGTGCCATCTCAAAAGAGATGATTGAAAGTCGTGGTGTAGATAGTACAAGAATGGTAATTGTACCAGTTGCTACAGTACAAGAATTTAGAAATCAATCAATTAAAATTATTGACAAATATTTAGAACAACCAGAAGATAAACGTAAACCATTAATGTTTGTGTTAGATAGTTTAGGTATGTTATCTACTACAAAAGAAATGGAAGATACGGCTGCTGGTAAAGAAACAAGAGATATGACTAGATCACAAATAGTCAAATCAACGTTTAGAGTTTTAACACTTAAATTAGGTAAAGCAAATATACCTATGATTATGACCAATCATACATATGATGTTATCGGTTCAATGTTCCCTCAAAAAGAAATGGGTGGCGGTTCAGGTTTAAAATACGCTGCTTCATCAATCATCTACCTAGGTAAACGAAAAGAAAAAGATGGCACCGAAGTAGTTGGTAATATTATACATTGTAAAAATTATAAATCAAGGTTAACAAAAGAAAATGCTCAAATTGATGTAAGACTTACATACAAAACAGGTTTAGACAAGTATTATGGCTTGTTAGAACTTGGTGAGGCAGCTGGCGTATTTAAAAAAGTATCTACAAGATATGAAATGCCAGATGGTTCTAAAGTTTTTGGTAAGAACATCAATGACGATCCTGAAAAGTATTTTACAAAAGAAGTATTAGATAAGATTGATGAATATGCCAGAAAAAAATTCAGCTACGGATCAGACGAAGAAGAAAAAAACTAAAAGATACGTTTTTGTTCAAAGAGAAGAAGACGATTTTACTTGTATAAAAATCGTTGAAGGTAAATTTGAAGGCGTGGTCTATAAGTACGGCAAAGTTGGATTTGCTCATACAGAAAATCCAGACGGAACATTGCCTATGAAGTTTGACTATGATATTATGGTTAATCCTAATAAGGTAGATGTTGATTCGCAAGAGTTTATAGATTTTATTGGTGATATATTAATGGAACAATTGGAGAAACAAGTAACAGATGGCACCGTTGTCTTTGACAAATAACGAAAGAATAGAACTTACAATATTACGAAACTTCTTTTTTAATGAAGATTTTACTCGTAAGGCTTTACCATTTGTAAAAACAGATTACTTTACAAATAGAATTGAAAGATTATTG